GAGTATACGCTTTCTTTGCTTCTTTCTTTTTAGAAGAAAGAAGAACGTAATGTCCAGTGGACATTACACGACATCGGTCTTTGCTTCTTTCTACGAGAAAGAAGAACGCAACGTCCAGTGGACGTTGCACGATTGTCAAGCTACTTTAGTAGCTTGTCGTTTCGAGGTGCGTCACCTCGCTCCTTTGATTGAGCAATCAAATCGGTGAATGTTTTAGGCACTAAAACAGAGGCTGATAAGCCTTGTTGGTGTTACGTGGTAAGAGAGATACAGGGATCATGTAAGCTGTTGGATGATAGTATCTAACGGAACGACGTGTGCTGAATAGCCTTTGTCAATTGACCCAAGTCAATTGGCTAGGCGTATGATGGCACGTAAGTCGCTGATCCACAGAAACATAGTATCGTCAGATACTATGGTTCTGGCACGGCGGGATCCGTAGGTGCATGGATCGTGGAGCAATCGTGCGTGTTCCGTGGTGCGGGAGCCGCGGAATCCGTAGTCACACGCAACCAAGTCGCGGAACGTGACGCAGTGTTGTGTGTGACGGAGGATGGAGCACGAACAATGGTCAATGACATCTGTGCGAAGCCAGATTCATTGGGCATTGTGAGTGGCAGCCGAGAAAAATGATTCAACGAATCATTTTGCGAGGGGGGGGGCATGGGGGAAACGTTGAAAATTTAAACTTGAAGTAACAACCCGCGTATAAATTTTTCAATTTTTGAGGATTCAGTACATCAAAGTACAGCTATAGCACACTTTTTTCTAAGAAATGACTGTTATAAAGTATTAGAGTTATCAACGACTTATGTAATTTAGTACATAAAACACATCTTTTTATTAAATATTTTTTTTATTTGTTAGACCCCTTAGTAAAGTGTACTTTCTGTACTTATGAAATATAACTCCTTTATTATTAGTATACTTAACGTTCGCCACTAGGGGTAAAATAGCTGGTTTTACATGTACTAACATGTACTTTTGACAATGAACTTGACACAATGCACCGAGAAACTAATAGTCTCCCCACATGCCAAAGAAGCGAGACCCATCTGCAGATAAACGGACGACCTCTAACGGTGTGCTCCCTGTCCAAGCTAAGAAGAAGCGTGAGGTTAAGCGAACCACCTGCACCCGAAAGAAGATGAAGGCAGAGAAAGATATGGAAAAGGCAAAGAAGGAGCTTCTTTCGGTAGAGAAAGAGCTGACTGTAAAGCAGCAGTTCTTAAATGCAATGAGCAGCGCACCCACACCCGCCCAACAACGTAAGGCTCTGCTGGCTTTGTTTGCGGAGAAGGGTATCAACCCTATTGAGGAGCTAATGAATTTTACTTCAGATGATGAAGTTCCCCTGAAGGAGAGGATCTCTATATGGAAAGAGCTTGCTAGTTACACTCAGCCGAAGCTAAAGAGTGTAGATATATCGGCTAACGTAACTGGAGAGATGAAAGTTGTGACTATGGACTTCTCTAAGCTGACTCAAGACCAGCTTATGAAACAAGCGGAAGCGGACGTAGTTGATCTAGAGGACTATGACGAGTTTGTAAGTGAGGAGGACAAGCATGGCAATTGACAGCCAGTACGACGACTTAGTCTGTAAGATACGTGCTAACCTTGGGGAGCACTTTTCTAACTACATGTTTATAATTCTCGACGAAGATGGAGACTTGTATTATGATTATACTAACCCAAGAGTGGGTCGTATGTTATTAAATGAAACTGCTTTGGACATGGCTAGTGAACCTATATCCCTCTGCTGGGAGACAGAGGAAGAAGAAGTGGAGGAAGAGGAGGAGGACGATTGAACGTAACTGTTCCAGCACAAGGGTGGACACCTAGACCCTACCAACTACCATTACTAAAATACATGACTAAGCCCAAGCGTGGGCTGAGAGCGTGTGTTGCGTGGCATCGGAGAGCTGGTAAGGATCTGACGTGTATTAACATTATGGCGATTAAGTCCATGCAACGCGTGGGCACATATTGGTACGTGCTCCCCTACGGTAATCAGGCGCGTCGTATTGTTTGGAACGGCATGACTGGCGAGGGCAAGAAGTTCATTGACTACTTTCCTAGAGAACTAGTAGAGAAGAAGAGTGAGCAGGAGATGCGATTGCACCTGACTAACGGCTCGGTCATACAGCTACTAGGTTCTGACGACCCCGACAAGATGGTGGGTGCAAACCCCGTCGGTGTTGTCTTCTCAGAGTTTAGTATCTCTGACCCCAGTGCTTGGCAGCTGATCAACCCCATCCTCGCAGAGAACGGCGGGTGGGCTTTGTTTAACGGCACGCCTCGTGGCGAGAATCATTTCTACAAGCTGCTTCTTAAAGCTCAGGCTACCAAGGATTGGTTCGACAGCCACCTGTCAGTCAAAGACACGAAGGCTATATCCCCTGAAGAGCTACGTAAAGCTCGCGACGAACTTAACAACGAAGCTCGATTCCAGTCGGAATACATGTGTTCGTTTAAGACTCCCATCGAGGGATCCTACTACGGTCCGATTATATCGAGGTTGTATAAGAACAATCAAGTCCTGCAGGAACTGAATCCTGAGACAGCTTTGCCTGTGCACACCGCTTGGGACTTGGGTATGGACGACTCTACGAGTATTTGGTTTTTTCAGCAGTATAAAAGCGAGCTTCGCCTAGTTAACTACTACGAAAATAGCGGAGAGGGGTTTCCGTTTTACGCTAGAGAGTTACAGCGTTGGGCTGTGCAGAAAGGGGTAACTTATGGCAAGCACTACGCTCCGCACGATATTAAAGTTCGTGAGCTTGGCACAGGTAAGAGCCGACTAGAAGTAGCACGCTCTTTGGGTTTGAAGTTTACCCCCGTTCGTAAGCTACCCGTTCAGGACGGTATCGAAGCCGTCAGAAATATTTTGCCTCGCTGTTGGTTTGGTAGAACTGGCTGTGCTTTGGGGCTAGAACATTTGAAGGGTTATCACAAAGAGTGGGATAGCTCAAAGCAAGTCTACAGAAAAACCCCTGTGCACGACTCAAGCTCGCACGGAGCTGATGCGTTTAGAACACTAGCGATGGGGCTTAAAGAAAACAAACAAGGTTATGGAAAACAAAAACAACGAGACACCAGCTACAAAGTCCAGCCAGTCAATTGGTGATAAGGTATATACGACCTTGTCGCTTATTGATCAGGCGACTGTAATGTATCACGCACAGGGGATGGAGTTTATTGAGTTGTTAGACTACTACCTCAACTGCCCACCTCATCAGAAGAGATATATTTTTTCTGGTCCTAGGTATTTTATTTTGGCTGAGGACATAGACTATGAAGACCCAATGGATCCTACTTCAAAGAAAGTAGATAACTACTGGCACATTGCTTGGCAACATTGCTTGGATGGCTTTGCCCAAACTTTGTTTAAGATCGCTCCATATAGACTTGACAAAATATGTTTTATGCGTAATAAAGATGGAATAGTGTCTGAGTTTAAGTTCTATTCTTGGGACAAATTAAAACGTATAACTAGCTATGGGATCAAAACCTAAAAGACCTCCTCCACCTCCACCTCCACCACCTCCCCCTCCACCGCCAACGCCAGTAGCACGTAAGGCTATTGCTCCAGCTACGCAACGTAGTAAGGTTGTTGCTCCTACTGCAATGCAGCGTCGTTCTGCGGATCAGCCAGCATATGTTCAGCGGCAAAAGACAGGGAGAGCTAGTCTAGGAGGAGGAATGAAGTTTACCTAAATAATGGACGAAATAGTCAGGTTACGTACGCGCTATGAAGAGTTGAAACTCCTTAGAAGCAGCCTTGATGGTATGCTTAAGGATACTCAACGATACGTGCGTCCGAACTCACCTGAATTTGATCACGGAGCTAACTTTAAAAACGACGGTTCTAAAGACATACACGACGATACAGCCGTTTGGTGTAATCAGATGTTTGCTAATGGGCTGTCGTCCAACTTGATTCCCAAAGCAGAGAAGTGGATGTATCTGCGAGTTCAAGATACTGAGAACTCTGAATTAAATAAAGAACAGCATACTTATCTTAACGCAGTAACTGATCGTATTTTTCATGAACTAGCTTTGCCTCAGTCTCAGTTCTACGGAGCAAGTCATGAATGTTTCTTAGACATTGGAGCATATGGAACTTCTCCTGTGCAGATGTCCTATGTAAAAGGCGTTGTAAATTTTCGCGCGAGACCTCTCGCGGACGTGTTCTTTGATGTAGATGAGCATGGCGAAGTTAATACAGTTTATTATAGGTGCTTTAAGACTGCACGTCAGATGGCTGGTTTGCTTCCTGAAGTCGTAAACGTCGAAGGTTTTTCAGATAAAGACCCCAATAGAAAGTATGAGCTAGTATACTCTATTGAGCCTAGCAAAGACAGCCGTGCTAAGAAGGGTGGTCGTATTGGAGCTGAGAGACCTTACAAAGTTACTTACTGGAGCCCAGATCTTAAAAAGCCTATACGACAAGATGGTGCGAGTTACTTTACGTTCTTAATACCTCGTTGGGCGAAACAGTCGGACGAAGTTTACGGTCGTAGTCCTGCAATGACCTGCTTGTCTCACATTCGTGTGTTGAACAAGATGGTGAAGGAAGTGTTGATCTCATCTGAGTATCTAAACGCTCCTACTCTGACAGCAGAGGAAGACAGCATCCTACTGCCGATTAAGTATGGTGCACGTCAAATTATGTTCCATGAAGCTGGAAGCGAGAAGCCTCAGCCAATAATGAACGGTTCTCAACCGCAGTTTGTCATGCAGATGATTGAGTCTTACAAGTCCTCAATTCAACGGGCGTTCTTTGTAGACCAGATTATCCGCGAGCAAAAGCAAGAGCGTCAGAGTATTTTAGAGATTCAAGATACTCGTGGTCAAATGCTGCAACAGCTGTCTCCACTTCTTAACCGCATGGAGTCAGAGTATATAGCTCCTGCAGTGGAAGCTACCTTTATGTTCTTAAATCGTGGTCGTCAGTTACCTGATATACCTGCAAGTCTAAACGGTGCTAAGTTAGAAGTTGCTTACGCAAGTCCAAGTTCTCAAGCTCAGTTTGCAAGTCGACTGTCTGACATCAGTGCGTTTATGCAAGATATCACTCCGCTGGCTAATGTTAAACCTGAGATTTTACAATCTGTTAATGAGCGTGAGCTTCTAGACAGCTACGCTAAATACAGAAACATCAGCCCAACGGTTATTAAGTCCAGCGAAGACATGCAGCAACAAGAAGCTGCTCAAGCTGAACAACAACAAGCAGCGCAGATGACTCAGGCTATGCCAGACGTAGCAGGAGCCATGAAAGATGTTGCCCAAGCAAGACAAGCAGACCCTGAAGGCGTAGGACAATTACTTAATATTTAATGTTAGACAAAGCAGTAGATGCTGTTGCTCGTCTGCGTCAACGCGGAGAGCTGAGGGACGATCTTAATACGATCCTAAGCACACCAGAAGGAAAACGATTCTTTAAGGTGCTCCTTAAGGAGTGCCATGTTACCAAACCAGTATTTCACTCAGACACTAATAAACTAAGAGAGTCTGAGGGTAGACGAAGACTGGCAATGAGCTTTCTATCTCTACTGGGTCAAGACGATCCACATCAACTGATAAACATAATAGAGCAAGGAAATCATGATTAAAACAAATGATGTATTACGACAAGAAGAAGGTGAAGCTTCTACAGGCGGTGGTCTAGGAGGAGGGATTATTAGCGAAACTGCTACTGAATCTACTCCCGAGACTAGCCCAGACGTAGATGCCTACAGCCAACTTCTTCAGTCTCTTCCAGAAGAGCTGCAGAATAACCCAACTATTCAGAACACTAAATCTTTTGATGCGCTGGCTAGTCAACTAGTTAACGCTCAGAGTGCATTAGGGACTAAACGTCTTCAAGCACCACAGGAAGACTGGGGAGATGAGGAGTGGGAGTCTTTTAACGAAGAGCTGAGACCAAAAGATGGGTATAACATACCTGAAGAAGTTTCTATATCTGAAGACTTTGATGACATGGAGCTACCTCAGCACAGCGAAGAAGCTGTTCAAGAGCTGACTGACTTTGCTAATGAAGCAGGTCTTACTCAGAAGCAGTTTGAAGCTTTGTTTTCAAGATACACCGAAATGGAGATGCAAGGTCGAAATAACATAGAGACCTACAATAAAGACACTATAAGCAAATTTGGTGCTGATATGGCAGAACACTGGGGTAACCAGTTTGAAGTTAACATGAAGCAAGCAAATGAAACTTTTGATGCTCTTTCTCAGGAGATACCTGAGCTACAGGATTTAGTCAATTGGAGTCCTGTAGTTGCTAACCACCCTGCTGTTCTAAAGTTGTTCCACAAAATCTCTGAGATTTCTGGAGATGCTTTGCCAGCCGTTGGCACAAACCAGACATCTCCGTTTGGTCAAGATCAAAGTGTTCAGGCTATTAAAGCTCAAATTCAAGAACTGGACACAAACAACGAGCAGTTGATTATGACTGACCCGTCTTCTTTGTCTTTCGCAGACAAAGAAAAGCGAGAAAAGATTCTTGAAAAGAGAATTAAGCTATACTCTGAATTGTATGGTAATTAATGCTTGACATATCTTTTAGAATAGGCTACTCAATTGTTTGTTGGGTAGCCTATTTTTTTAGGTCCAGCAAACAGCTTTAGAAAGCCGTTGGTTCCGTACAGCTAGATGAGTCCGAGAGGGTAGCTTGTTGAAAAACTTAACTTAACAATATTAATTAAATTCTTTATTTATTATGGGACTAGATGTAGGTTCACAGGGTTATAGTGCTTCCCCCGCTACAGACGGAAAAAACTTTATTGAAGCTGCTTACTACGACTCGTTTCGCGCGGGTTTTGAGCAAGCTTATCAACAGACTGAATCAAAACTTCAGCCTTACTTCGAATCTGAATCTCAGAGTTCTGAGTTTCAATTCTTTGATCGTATAGGAGAGGCAGCCGCAATGACCGAAGATACTGGTCGTTACGAAGTCAACCCTCAGAGCGAAATTGAAAACAACCGTCGTCGTCTTGGACTTAAGGACTACGAGCTTGGCAAGTATGTGGATGAGAAAGATCTCAAGAGAGTTCTTACTGATCCTATGAATGCTTATACCCAAGCTATGCTAGCTTCTGGCAAGCGTAAGGTTGACGATATCATCATTGATCGTTACTTCGGAACTGCCCACACAGGTAAGTCTGGTGCTAATGATGTTACTTACGTGACTGCTGCAACTGCTGAAGAAGGCACTGGCATTTCTGTCGGTGGTAACAATGCTGGTTCGTCAAATCCTATTGCTACAGGAGGTTTCTACACTCTTGGTGCTGCTACAACTGAAGGTGTTTCTGTCGGATCTAAATACGACGGAACTTCTAGCGGTGGATCTGCAACAGGATTGACTCTTGAAAAACTCAAGGGTCTTCGTGCAACCATGCAGCGTTTAGAGGCAATTGATCAAGGCACAATCTTGAATGCCTTTGTAACTCACAAGCAAATGGAGGATCTGCTTGGTATCGAGCAAATCATCAACTCCGACTATGCAGTTCGCAAGTCACTTGCTGAAGGTGAAGTTACAACATTCATGGGCTATCGTTTCATCCTTACAGAGCGTCTTCCGCTTTCTTCAGGATCTAATGCAGACGAGCGTCGTGTTATTGTTTCTGTTCCTAAGGCTCTTAAGATGTCTGTTGGTACTGCCCTCAAGGGTGATATCTGGCGCGACACTTCTAAGAAGAACATTCCATACTTGTACTTCAAGCTTTGTGCTGATGCGTCTCGTATGTGGGGTGAAGTCGCTGGCGAAATTCGCTGCGTAGAGGCTTAAACTCATTCGTAGCCTCCCCTGTAAAATTCGGGGGAGGCTACTTTTCTTGAATGGCTTTAAAACTAGACATTATAAATTCGGCTCTCCGTATGGTTGGGAGCTACCATCTTGAAAGGTTAGACGACGGCTCGTCTACCTACGAGATTGCAAACGCTGCCTTCGATCAAGCTTTCCTTGAAGTGTTCGGAGACAATATCTTTGGCTACAACAGCAAGCGAGCAAAACTAACAGGCACTGAAATAGAAGATGACGATTACAGTTATACTTTTGATTTGCCTCAAGATTTAAATATTTTTATTAAAGCAGTTAACGGGGATGGGTATATCGTTACTGATTACTACAGAGAAGCAGGGACGCTTCTGTGCAAATACCCAACTCTTACAGTTTATTACGCATATCTGCCGACCGATTTGGCAACCTTACCTGCATATTTAAACAAGCTAATTTGTCTGCATATAGCACAAAGCATTGTTTTGGAGCTGTCTGGATCTGAGACAAGATCGGTCGATTTACAAAAGCAGTATCTGAGAGCTTTAACTAGAGCTAGAGTTTTGTCTGGAAGACAAGGACCTGCTCAAGAATACATAGATGAAACTACCTCTAAGTTTTTAACGGCTCAAAGAATGTATGGCAAAGTTTAGAAATGTAACAACTGACTTTAGCGGAGGACTTGTAACTGACCATATCCTTGGTCGTATTGACATTGAACGTCTACAAAAGTCGGCTAAGCCATTTACTAACTTTTTTCCGTCGCTACAGGGTCCAGCTCTTTATCGCGATGGGTTTCGTTATTCATCACCAGCAGATGCTGATGCTACGCTTTCTCTTTCTATGTCGCTCTCGGATGGTAGATCCTATCGAGTAGTTATTTCTCATTTAAAGATAGACGTATATAATTCAGAAGGGACTCATCTTACAGAGATTGACGCACCGTATAAGGTTTCTGAGTTAGACGAACTTCGTTGGAGCTCTGAGACAGATATACTTTATATCTGCCACGGAAGACATGCTCCCAGAACAATAACTGTAGATGTTCAGTATCAAACTAGTAATTTGATTCCAAGTGATACAGAACCTGACGGTTCATCTACATACACAGGCTTATCTTCCACTGAAGACGATGAATCTAATCAAACACTGTTAGCAGATGCAGTTTATGAACTGGGAGATGATTCTTGGTCACTTAATGAAGTTGAATTTACTTCTCCCCCATTTTTAAACACAGACACATCTGGCACTGTTATTTCTATTAATAATAGGCAAGAATTTATTAGGCTTGAGTCAAATGTTTCTTCGGACTTTGACTGGATTGTTAATGGCACTCCATCAGGAGATAGCACTACTGAACAAACTGATTGGTATGTAGAATATTATGTTAATAACCAGTGGTCTGTAGGCAAAGTTGTTAATAGCACTACAGACTCTAGTATACCAGATCCAACAAGTTCTGTAGTGTATGTAGACCCAGTAGATTCAGTTGTTAACATAGAAGATGAAGCTTGTCGATTGGCGGTAGCTGACAGAACTGATGTTGCAGTAGCTGCTGACTCTACTCACGACTATTTTGAGTATGAAGACGTTGAAGAAAACACCGTAAACATAAGAGCAACTTCTCTTGTATTTTCACCTAATCAAGTAAATAGTTATATACGTGTAGGTGGTGAAAGGCTGTCTCTTGATATTGTTACTCCGTTAGATAATCGCACTCGCTGGTATAAGATTAAAGAGCACTTAGGCACTAGTGATTATCCTGTAGATTTTATTTCAGGACTCTCTGCTGATAATGAAGACAGATATAGACCAGGTTCTGTTTATAGATCTTATGCAGATGATTCCTTTAAGGTATACTCAATTGGACATAATGAGGCTGGCACTACTACTCAAACAACCGCCATTGTAACGTCAGCAGGATCTAGAGACTTTTCGTTTAATCATTCATTTTCAGACGACGGTGGTTCATCTACTACATTTACTGCAGATGCGCAGACCCATATTGGAAATCTTTCAACACAAAAACAGTTTGATGTAGTTGATTGTTATCATTCATTTGACACAGCTCCTAATAATATACCCGAGATTGTAGAAAACACTACAGGATATTCAGCATCAGCTACACCTAATGGTAATTTAATATCAGCAGAGGGTGTTATTTCTGTATTTGACGTAGTTACAGATCCTGAAGGGATTGCTACTCACACCGCTACTCTTAGCGCAAGCAAGTCTTTGTTTAATACAAAAGATGTTGGACGATTTATTTTTGCTAGATTAGGGACTAACTACGTAACCTTAAGAGTTTCTGCTTTTACCGACAGTAGCTCTGCAACTGTTGATATTCTTTCTTCTGTTCCTAAAAATCAATTAACAGGTAAAATAGAAAACAACGGGGTATTTAAGTCTTTTAGACTTGGAGCTTGGTTTACAGATAATTACCCCCAATCCGTTGCTTTTTTTGAGCAGCGTCGAGTTTACGCAGGAAGCTATGACTCTCCTAACTATGTTTGGCTGAGTAAAAATGAAGATGACACTGATTTTAGAACTGCAGAGTATGATGGAGATGTGTTAGATACTACGGGTATTTCGTACCCACTTAGTAATGTGAGTTCTACAATTAAATGGTTGTCTCCATCTAAGGCTCTTACTATTGGAACTGACAACGGTATTTATAAGTTAGCTCCTAATGAGTATACTGCTGCTATTAGTCCTAAAAACATACGAATAGAGTTAGAAGATCCAGAGGGTGCTAAAACTCCTCCAACTACTATAGGTTCAGCAGTATTTTTTGCAGATATATCGGGTGCTCGACTTTTAGAGTTTGTATACGATATTAATGCACAGGCTACTAATACAAATGATATTACTAAGCTAGTATATCCTGTATTTTTAAACGACCCAATTATTCGCATTGATTACTCGCACACTCCACAACCTAGAATCTGGTGCTTGACTACTAATGGACATATATACTGTTTAACTTACCACAAAAAAGAAGATTTTTATGCGTGGTCTAAGATTGAGTGTGCAGGAGAAGTAAAAGACATATGTGTTCTTCGTAAAGGTTATTTACAGGACGGTGAAGATCAGCTTTGGATTACTGTTAAGAATGGCAATCGTTATGACTACGAAGTTTTATCGCCATATTACAGAGATGAGGTAGACAGTGCAGAACTTAAAAATAAATCTTTGTTCTTAGACTCACATATTCGCTTTCCAGCTTCTGGCTCAGCTGAATCGCCTATAGCTGACTCATTAGACGTGTCAGCTAGGTTTGTGGAAGGACAAACAGTTAGAGTAGTTACCGATGGTGTAGATCGAGGAGATGTGACTGTTGGTGCTTCAGGACTTGTAGATGTGTCTGACTTTCCAAAAACAGATCATGTCCTAATAGGAGTTAGTTACACAGGTCTTATTGGTATGACCATAAACACTTGGGCTACTGCACTAGGTAGTAGTTACGGAGGAGAATCTCGTGTAATATCTGTTCGTCCTTACGTTTATAACTCTGTAGGCTACTCTATCGGTATTGATAATAAGTTTGAGTATGTTGGATTCGACAGAGTCGGACCCGAAGCTATTCTTGAAGAAGAATCTACTTACCTCCTACAAGAAGATGGGGGTGTAATGCTTAACGGTGAAAATACATTAGACAAATTTTACACAGGGTTCGGTAAAGAACTTCCTGTTCGCGGATCACTTTTTGGTGTGGACAAAGTTCCGACAATCAAACATGATCGCCCTTATCCACTAACCTTAGTCTCTCTTGTAGTTAAGACAGACTTTAATCCTTAACTAATCATGGGTCTAGAAGTAATAGCAGCATATACGGCAATTGCAGGTTCTATAGCCTCAGCGGGGATATCTTATGTTGGTGCACAAAGACAGGCTAAAGCTTACGAGTATCAAGCAGATTCTGCTCGTGCTCAAGCTGAGGTTAACTCTAAAATTGCTTACCAGAAACGTCAGGCAGAGCAACAGGACGCAGAATATAAAGCAGGTGTTGCTGAGTATAATAAGAGTCAAGTTGTAGCTGAGTTTGGAAGAGAAGAACTGGAGTTTCAAAATGAAGTAGAGGAAGCTCAGGCTTCATTTATTAATAATGCGTTTTCGACTCAAGGTAGTTTTGAGGATTTGTTTAATGCTCAAGAAGGGTCGTTTAATTTAGCCTCCGCAAAACTTTCAGCAGGTTACTCAGAAAAAGGATACGAATTTGGTGAGCAAGCTGACTTGGCTAGAGCTTCGGGAAGAAGAAGTCTTTCTTTAGGAGCATACGAAGCTGCTAATGTTTTAACTGCAGGTGAGAACAGAGCAATTTCCTTTGAAAACCAAGCAGGTGCTTCTAGGTTAGCTGGCATTGGATCGCTTATTGGAGGCTTGGGTCAAGCTGGTGGTCAATACGCTGGCTTCAGTGCAGACGGAGGAGTTTTAAGTTAAATAATTATGGCTATAAATTTATCAGCAAATACTCAAACAACAGGACCTTTATCCCAAGAGGTCTTTGACCCTAATATAGGCTTTAAGTCAGGGCTTCAAGAGCTGGCTCGTGGTATCGGTCAAGCTGGTGATGCTGCTGGGAAGCTTGCTCAAAAGATTCATACTAAAAATGATAACGCTAACAAACAATTAGCTGCAACCAATTTTAAAATATTGGATACTCAGATGCGTTCAGATTTTTCAAATCTAGAAGCTCTTAAAAAAGATCCTAATTCTACAAAAGAAGATATAGCTGATGCGTTAGCAGCTACAGAACGGTATAAAGAGTTTGATTATTCTTTAATAGATCCAGAGTCAGAAGTCTCTGAAGACTATTATACTAATTATATGCCAGTTCTTCAGGCTAGCTACGAAGCGCATAAGTCTAGCTACGATGTTACAGTTCAAACTCAGAACCAACTGAAAGCAGTGACTCAGAGAAGAGAAGAGATTAACAAATATGACTCTGCTTTGACAGGAGTTCCTTCAGCTGACAGCTACGTTAGTCAAGTTGATGAGATTGTGGTGTCTCTTACTAGTGAAAAAGACCCAATTTTTGCATTAAACAACCCAGATACTCAACATAAAGATCTTTTTTCTGATTTAAATGAGACGCTTACTACAACTATTTCTCGTTTGAGTGAAATTCCAAACACTAAACAACAAGAAGCTGAGTTGTTAAAAATTCAAGACTCTCTTTCTGCCCTTTCAGGCACAGGTAATGCAAGAGCTCAGAAAGCTGCAGACACTGCACTTACTGCTGTTAAAACAGCTCTTAAATCATTAGGAGTTGAAGGAAGCAAACAGCGAAAAGAAGCTAACAAAGCGCAAGATGCACAGCTTGCATCTGACGCTAAACTGTTTGGTGAGCAAATACAAACAGACCCCGTAACTGGAGCAGTTATTGGCAAGGTTGCAGATCAAAAAGGTTTTGGTGCAGTATTTGCGCCTATGTCTGAAGATGCTTCAGATACGGATATAAAAACACAAAATAAAGCTGTAGCTGATTTAGCTGCTGTGCGTGTTGCTGATAACGGTAACACCTACATTGGAAACGCAATACAAGACTCATACGCAGGAAAAGAGTTTAAAGAACTTCCTGATGAAGCATATATATTAAGGTCTGTCGACGGTCAACGAGTTGTGTGGGACAGAACTGAACTTCAAAAAGATCCTGATACTTTTGAGTCGCACAATAAAAGAGTTGAAGAAGGAAAACGAGAATTTGAAGAAGGCATTGCTAACAATGATTTTTCTGTGTTAGCAAAAATAGACCCTTTTTTTGCCAAGCAATGGAAATTACTTCACAGCACTGAAGATGAAGGAGTAAGATCTATGGCTTGGAAGAGGTTGAGCCAAGTAGTAGATCAATATAGAAACAACCCTGACTTTGCCGAAGTGTTTAGAGGTACTAGGGCTTTTGGTATATTACCAGAAACCAATGGAACTTCTTTTAGTAGCATGGACAAAGCTGGAAAGTTGGAGTATATAAAAAAGATGAGAGAACTTAATGGGTATGGCTCTTATGCTTTTGCTCAAGACTTGCAAACCTCTAATAGCTCTGACCAAACATTAGGAGTTATGTTAGCTCTTGAACTAGATGGTTTATCCGAGGAAGCTTTAGAATACGCATCTATAGGAACTTCAGTATACGGAGGTGCTTCTTTTACAATGACTGATAAAGACGGGGAAGTATCCCTTCAGTCTGCTTCGGTTAACGAGTTTTACAAAGCTCTTAGACTTAGAGGACTTGAAACTCCTTTAGACGCTCATATGCTTTCTGCTGAACGGCAAGGTAACGAAGAGCTACGTATATTTTACGATGTAATTGAGCGTGGTCAAATAGCTAAAGCTATACATGCAAAAAGAGACGGAACTACAATGGACGTTTACAACCTTGTCTTGGATATGCAAGATAAATTTGTAAAGTCTTTAGGCAATAAGATTTTTACAGAAAACGACACAATAATATCAATGCCAGCATTTGACCCTTCAAACGAACTTCACAGAAATGTGTTAAGGCACTTTGAACGAGCAGATTTTTTTACAGGAGGAATGGCAAATCAATATGGTCAGGCTGTGTCCAATCTTTTAGTTGAGTCTCTTTTAGAATTAGAAGTTCCAACTACTCTTCTTTCAGAGATGTTAGAAGCTACTGGAGGTAATCCAGCTTTACAAGAGGCTTTATCAGGGATGTCTATTGATAACACAGAAGAAGCTAAAAAATTGGCTAGAGGGCTGAGTAGTAGCACAGCAACAGGGGGGCTACCATACGTAGATTATTCAGATATAATTACTGAGGACGGAGTAGACTACATTATACCTCGTTTTAAAAAAGGTAAATCTACGTTGTACGAACCTTTTGAGTATACAGATGGTTCAGGAGCTACAAAGATATTAAAACTTCCTTTAAACGGTGCTCATAGAAAAGTTGCTGAACAAATTCAAGCAAATGTAGATTTTAATAAAAAGTATTTTGGTTGGATTCGCACACTTTATCCCTATACATTATAATGTCTAAATCATATAACAGTTTTGCTTCTGCTGTTTTTTCAAACCCCAATGAGGGGTTTGTTGGAGTCGAGGAGTCTTTAAAAGACCGTAGCCAAGGCTCGACTACTAGATATTTGCCAACTCATGTTGCTCAAGCTGGTTCTCTTGAACAACTTAAAGAATCATTTTCTAGAGGAATAGACGAGAGCCTTATTTCTGGAATACTCCCAGACGTTCTTGCTAGAAAAAAAGCAGCTTCGTTAGACGAAGAATTTGGTCTTAAGCCTTTAACTAAGGACCAGTTTGAAGATAAAGGCTTTGGAATGTATGGGGATGCTTTTGAACATCAGCCTTCCGAGACTCCATCACAAACTCAATTACGCTTTAACAGGTTTATTAAAAGAGTTGTGTCTCAAGAAAATACAAGTGGAGGTGGAACTGCTCAAAAGATAGCAAACTTTGGAGCTGAATTTGCGGGAGGTTTAACTGGAGATGTTCCAGTTGCAGCTGTCCCTTATACAGCATTTGCAGCAAGAATAGGCGTAGCAAGTAAAGCTTTACAATCTGGATGGAAGCAAGCTTCGGCTCAAGCAGCTACTCAAAAATTTACAAGAGCTGCAGCATACGAATCTGCTTTGGCTTCAGGTTCTAGATTAAAGGTTGCTGGTCTTGTTTCTAAAGACTTTTTTAAAGAGTCCTTAATTGCTTCTACAGTAGAAACAGGTTTATGGGGGGCTGGAGAGAAATACGTTGGAGGAGATGTTACTGGAACAGATTTACTATTAAATCAATTGTTTAGTGTAGGCATGTCCTCACCTTTTGCATTTTTTGGAGTTAGACGAGCATTTAAAGAACAAGATAAAGTTCTTAAATTTAACCAAGACATAGATGCTGTTTCTAGGTTTCTTGAGAACGGAGAAACAACTCAAGCTGCGTTTAAGTTGGCAGATTTTTATGAACCCGCTAAAAAGATTGCTAAAGAAAACGAAGAGTTTGCGTTCTTGCTTCAAGATGTTGATGACATAAATAAATTGACCCCAGAGCAAGTTGACGCTGCTGCTAGGTTTCAGCAGATGGTCACCCTTGAAGAGCTTAAAAATAGTGTAGCAAATCAGGCTTTGAGCGTATTAGCTTCAGATGCTGCGAGCAGTGTTCCTCAAGAAGAATTAGCTGGAACCATAGCAGAGCAGATTGCAAGAATACACAATGCTATTGATAACAACCAGCATCTAACTTTAGCCGACGAAGATTGGCAGGTTTTAGTTAAGTCTGGGTGGGACCCTTCCCCTGAAGACCTTGCATTACGAAATCAATGGGAAAATTCTCAAAGACAACTTGAGCTAGATTTAGAGCCAGATATTCCTAGTAAGCAGTTGGCTGAGAAGTTTACTGAACGATTTTCAACACTTTTAGAAAGAATTAAAACGGAAAAACACCAAACTAGTGGAGACACCACATTTAAAGAGTTTGCTAAAGCAGCTAAATCTGGATTTCTTATTTACGAAGGTAAAAAGATCCCTGTGTCAGAAGAAACATTAGACAGAGTTGCTCAAGTCTATGAAGACAACTTAGATGCTTGGAAAAATGCTCCTGATGAAAATAAAGATTACAATGCTTACTTGAAATTTTTAAAATCCTCTGAAAATACTGGGATTATTAATGATATTTATAAGGACACTATTGGACAAGCTAAAGCAACTAGTAGAGGATTGGGTCAAATTACTTCTGCTGCAGATGGTAAGCTTTTGCCTCAGCTAGCATTTGAGTGGTCAGGTAAGTTAAAAGTAGGAGATGTATACGAAAACATTGATTTGTGTGGTGTAACAAGTGGTCGATGTTCTTTTGACTTAAGAATGTCAGGTTTACCCTCAACTTTTGTGTCCATAGGTCAACTGGATACAACAGGTGCAACTAAAAAACTTGGTAGCCATAAAGTAGCAGTAACAGAAGTTAATGGTAAACGTTACATTGTAGACCATCCTCAAAAAGAATTATGGGAGCCACTCAACCCACCAAAAGCAAATGCAGGTCGTGTGCTAACTACTGAGTTTAAACCAAGGTTTATTGAAATAACCCCTGAAAATCTTAAGAAATATTATGGAAACAAAAACAGTTCAGACATAGATAAACTATTAAAGGCTAAACTTGAGGAATCTACTGTAAAGAGCCAGCTGACTGCTAAGTTTACTTCAGCACGTTACTCAAAAAATGGTTATGAATTATCTTCAGCAGGAGACTCTCGTTTTAGTGCTTTTAGAGCTAGATTAAAAGATGGTCGAACTGTTGAAGAGACTTATCAGCAAGCTAAAGGATCAGGTAAAGGACAACCCGCTAAAGACCCAAATTTTGACTATTATGGAACTTATTTAAAAATATGGAAACAGTGGGCTAAAGAAAATCCAGATTTAATAGAAGACCTTAGACAAAAAGCTAAGGGTAAAGTTTTAACAGACAAGTTCGCCAATACTGAGAACAATCAGGCTCGCGCTCTTGCAGATATTCTTAACGAAACCCCAGTTACTCAGTCTACTCAACCTACTGAATCAGGGCAACTTACAAATGTAATTTACAAAAAAGGAACAGCAGCTGTTAGAGCAGCTGAAGCATCTGGTGAAGGTATAAATGTTCTTAGAAAATATGGGACTGACGAGCACTATGGCAACCCGTTTAGTCATCTGGGGTATAAGGGCACTGTCAAAACAGCTAGTTTGCAAGAAACTGTTGACTCGTATCGTTCGTGGCTAGAGGGAACTGATCATACAGATGTCAACCAAGCACAAAGACAGTGGATTTTAACTCAAATAGATTCGGGTGCGCTAGACGGCAAAAAACTTTTGTATTACGATGAAAGTGTTCAGCCTAACCACGCAACAGCACTTGCAGAGTTTATTGAAGCTCGCAGAGGTGTTAAAAGCAGACGTTTAACTAAAAGAGGGGAAGATTTTGTAAATCATTCTGGAGGTGCAAGAGGTGCTGACGATATATGGGGAAGTATCGGAGAGAAGTATGGTATAACTTCTCGTCATTATTATGTAGAAGGTAACAAAACTCCAAAAGGTAATACACCAATTACACAGGAACAAGCTAATGCGGCAGATGCTGCTTTAATAAAAGCGAATAAAACCTTACAGAGAACTTTTCCAACAAGTAAGCCTTATGTAAATAACTTGTTACGCAGAAACTATTATCAAGTTGTAAATTCAGATGCTGTTTTTGCCATAACAGAGATTGTAGACGGAGTTCCACAAGGAGGAACAGGCTGGGCAGTTCAAATGGCTGTGGACATGGGTAAGCCTGTGGCAGTGTTTAGCCAAGATCAGAATCAATGGTTTGCTTGGTATTCTGCTGAAAAAACTTGGGAGGCAGTAGATACCCCCACACTTACAAAAAACTTTGCAGGGATAGGAACTCGTAGTTTAAATACTGTAGGAAGAAAAGCTATTAAAGAAGTGTATGCAAAAACATTTCAGTCAGATGTTAGAACTAGGTTTAACAAAATAGGAGATGATCCTAATCAATTTGCAGGTGCAGCAATGTTATTACCTGAATTGGGATTTAAAGGTAAAATTAAGCTTGTTTCTGATCCAGAAGCCGATTTTAAAGCTGAATATGACCAAGGTTCTAAAGAAATTACTTTTAATTTAGCTATTTTTGGTGCTAATGAGTCAGCAGTTTCTAGTGCTTTGCACGAACTTGTTCATCATCTTGCTAGTGATTTTAAACCAGCGTATCAGCAGATACTTGACGTAGTTAAGAATAATGCTCGCTTACGAGACAAATTGTTTAATGATGATACATGGAAGCGGTATAATAGAGACGATCTTGCGTACTATTTTGATTATTTAAGAAGCCTTGGAAAAGATACTGATGATCCAAAAGTAAAACGGGAAGCTTACGATTGGGCAGATGAACGTCATACCGAAGAAGGAGTTGCTTGGTTTGTTACCGAAGCTTCTAGACATTCCGAGTTCTGGAAAGGAATGCACGCAGCAAATCCTACTTTGTTTAATGAACTAAGAGACTGGTTTGTTGCTGTGTGGCAAAATCTTATAAAGTATAGAAGGTTAAATAGATCAAAGTTAACTGACAGGGATCGACAAGCTTTTTATGATGTGGGGGTTATTATTGGAGCAATTAACAGCTCAGGAGTTTCTAAGCCAATTGCGGGAGCAGGGTCGTTAGATCCTACGCTTAATGCTCAGAATTTTAAAGACGTAAAAAAACAACTTAACGAAACTTTTAACAGCGAGCAGATTGACAAGCCAGAGCCTCAACAATCTGAGTTAGCCTTAGAAGCTGAAGAAACGTTAAATAGAAATCTTAACGAATCTGGAAGTTTAAACGATAACCGATCTGAGTTTTTTATTAATGAGACTAACACAGTTCTGGGTAATCCTACTGTTTTACAAACCATACTAAGCACTCCTGAAGGTTACACCGCAGCTAACGATAAAGGAGCTGTAGCTCGTAAGGCTCATGTCCGCACAGTTCTTGAGCAAAACGGATTAGAGAATTATTCTGATATTGCAGAAACTATAATAGACATTGCAGCTAGAAAAGACTTTCAAGAGTCTTTAATAAATGACATTTTTGATGGGTCTAGTAATTACTTTCAAACCGCTGATTTAAATGTAAAAGGTTTGTCTAAAGAGTTAAAAACAAGCATACGCATATTACTTTCTGAAAGTAACGACATGTCTACAGCTAGAGCTAGAGTTCTTCAGTCTTTAAACGAAACATTTGATTCTGAGATATTAAGAGCTGTTCGAAACGGCAAAATTTTAAATACCTTTATAGAAGGAGCGACTCAGTTTAAAAATCCTAAGCAACGCATTGAGTGGATACAGAGTCAGTTAGACGGTCAACAACGCTCAGGGTTTAACCCAGAAGCTTCTGCTAATGTTAAAAGCAAAGCACAGATTGTTGTAGATGCTAAGCCTATAAACGATGTGTTAGAAAAACACGGTTTGTGGGATGTGTTTATTGGTGCTGGTCACGGTCCCTACCTTGATGTGCTCCGTAAGCAAACAGGCGGTAACCCAGATGCAGTTAGAATTTACGGTAAAGACTTACGTGCAAACGTTAACGCTTTTGCTGCCGACCTTATGGTTGCAATGCGAACTGGCGAAACTCCAGCTAAATGGAAAGGTTCTGAAGCATTTGAAGAGCTTGTTGACGCTATTAAAAAAGTTCGTGATTCACAATTAGTTGCTCTTAATCGTTTTGGCTCTAATGTTCGTGTGAGAAACGACTTTTCTGGTTGGAGCCAAAGATGGTCTAGTGCCACTATACAAAATATAGGTTTTGATCAGTTCCGCAAAGACATGCTTGCTGGCATTGATTGGGAGGCTACAAGTAAAGCCCACGGAGGTGTGTTAGCTCGTGAAGACGGCAAGGATATTCCTTTTGACCGAGAAACATATTTGAAAGAATGGTATTACCGCATAACTGAGCTTAAGGAAACACTGGAAGGAGGAGACGTTGCAAGGTCTTTTGAACAGTCTCGTATGGTGCACCTAAAAGCTGATGCTGAAGCTAAACTACTAGCTAAGTATAGCGGAGAAGGTAACTTAGGTAAACTTCTTATGGACCAGATTCGTTATCGGTCGGAGATGATTGCATCTTTAGGTTTCTTTGGAAGTGACCCAACGGCTACTATTCAGAAAACACTAGATGCTGCTGATCTAAGACGCGGAGACAATGTTGGCAAGTTTAAGTATGACACGGTTCTTGGCACAACTAAGTTGCTAATTAACGAACTAGACAACCCTGTAGACGCTTCGTTTGCGTCTATATTTAAAAATGTTCGTAAGGTCGGTAATCTTGCGTTTTTACCTCTTTCTGGGTTCTCTGCTCTTATGGACATACCGCTTAGCGTATCTACGTTAAAGTATACAGGAGCAGAAATAGGCGTAAATGAGTTTATGCCTCAGTTCATAGAAGCTATGTCTCGACAGTTTAAAGGAGACAAGTCTGGTATGACTGCCTATTTTAGAGACGTAGGCGCAGCTTACGACGTAGTTAATAATGCTAATGTCAGGCAGATTACTGGAGATGTGTCAGGCGAAAAGGGTCTGCTAGATATAGCTATGTCCTTTATGTTTGAAGCTAACGGTATGCTTAGAATTACTGCTGCTGGTCAGGAAGCATTTGCAGACTGGACAAGTCGTAGCTTGGGTAAAGACGCTGCATCAGGTAAGTTTAATGACGTGCGCCTTGAAAGTCTACGTAACTTTGGTTTTACAGATGCAGAGATTAAGGTTTTGTTAAAGTCTGCAAGTAAAGAAGCTCCAGATGGCATATCTCGTGTTATGCCTCAGACCGTTGAAGATGCTAACGTTTCTAACAAGCTTAGGGAGTATTACTTGCACTACATGAAACAGGCAATTCTTGAGCCTGATGCTGGTGCTCAAGCAATTACTCGCGGTAACTTTAAAGCAGGAACTGTTGGTGGCGAAGTCATGAGAACAGGGTTTCAGTATACCTCGTTTATACTAGGTCTTAGCCGTGTTATATTTAACCGTTTTGCTAACGGGTACACGGGTTCTCAGCTGAACCACGTCCGAGCAATGTCGCACTTGGTTGCATTTATTGGCACTTCCTTAGCGACTGCTTGGTTTGTCACAGCAATGAAAGACTTGTCTAAGGGTCGAGCTCCGATTAACCCAACGAACATGTCGTCATTTGATTGGCAGAGGATTATAAGCCAATCAGGGCTTGTGGGCATTGGAGAAATACCTCTAGAGCTATTAGAAGGTTCTTTGCCTGTGTCGCCTATAGCTAAAGCTCCAGTTGACCTTGCTACAGGGGTTCTTGGCAGGGACGGCAAGAAAGTTGCTAAAGCCGTAGCTCCTTTTGCAGGAGGTAGTCTACCTGTTGTAGGTGGACCTATTAAAGCTATGCTAGGCATGGCATTTACAGAATCAGCAGGAAGCATTGTTGAAGCTGAGTTTGACTACTTGCAAAAATTTTAACCTTGACAATTTTACTATAAATTAATAATTCTACCTTATAATGGCTGACTCCAAGAACTCCAAGATTTCAGAGCTTACAGAGCTTACAGACCCGTCTAATGAGGATTTTATCCCCATTGTTGACACCGCGAACACAGAGACTAAGAAAATCTCGTATAGCAGCCTTATTGCTGCGTTGAACACGGATGACGACAGTTATGCCAAGAGTGAAACTTACAGCCAATCTGAAACTGATGCTTTAATAGCAACTGTTCAAGCTGACGTTGACCAGAATGAGGCTGATGCTGACGCTGCAATTGCTGCTGTTCAAGCTGACGTTGACCAGAACGAAGCGGACGCTGACGCTGCTCTTGCGACAAAAGCACCTAGTTTAACTCCTACTTTTACAGGCACTGCAACTTTTGATGATGCTGTAGTAATAAGCGATAATGTTTCAATTGGAGGTCAACTTACTACTCAAGACGACGTTTTATTTGAAAATCAAGCAGAGTTTCAAGATGGAATAAAAATTACTAACGGCGATTTTGATAACGAAGACGGCAATGTAGAGCTTAGTGGTGGTGGAAACGTAGAACTTAACGGTGGAGACCTTAAACTTAGTAATGGTGGAGGCATTGATATTCAAGGCACAGGAGACATTGAAGTTACTGGCACAGGAGGTATTGAAGTTAGTGGTGGTGGAGACATCGAAGCTACTGGCACTGGTTATATTAAAGGAAACGCATCCCTTGGAACTCTTGTAACAAGTACCACTGCAGACATTGGCACAAATCTTCAAGTTAATGGTAGTTTAACTGTAGATGGAGTTACTAACTTAGAAGATACTACTAACTTAAAAGGCGTTACTACAATAACTGGAGCTACTACAATAACTGGAGCTACTACAATAAATACAACTGTTGCGTTAAACGACAACTTAGAGATTGCTAGTGGTAAAAGAATTCAAGGATCAGGTAATATAGACATAGCTGGTTCTATAGAAACTGCCTCGGATTTAACTGTATTGGGTCAATGTAGTGTAGAAGATGCTTGTCAATTTGACAGTGATGTTACTGTAACTGGTAGTTCAGCTAAAGTAGGTGTAAGGACTTCGTCTCCAACTTCTGCGTTAGATGTTAATGGCACTATTAAAGGCACTGATTTAAATATCGATTCTCAAACCTTTTTTGTTGACTCAACGGATAACTACATTAAGGCAGGAGCTTACGGGGACGGAACATTTGCGGCTATTTCAGGATCAGAAAATCAACCGAAGACAACTCCTGCTTTTGGAAACAATGGAAAGGTAGTTGAAAAGACTTTTATTAAAACGTTTAAACTTCAAGGCACAGGATTTACTGGATTAGGAACTCCTGTTCAAATTGTTGCTGCAGCTGGAGCAGGTAAGTATAATGTTCCTCTCGAAATGACTATATTCCATAAAGCTGGACCAACGGAGCGTTCAGGGGAGTGGGGTTCAAATGGATCACAGGCTTCTATTCAAATTGGCACTTTTCAAAACAGTGCAAATGACGGAAACTTTGCACCGTTCTTGACTTTACCAGTTTCAACTGCGGAAAATACAGGAGACTGGTTGGCTCACAAAACTTTTAGAAACATTGAATCCAAGCAGTTCGCTAACAGAGATATAGTTCTTAAAGCACTTAATAGCAATTATCCTAGCTCGGAAGCAAACGCTCCAGACGGTGCATGGTATATTCGTATTGAATACATGGTTCTTGGGGAATCTGGTGGATTTGAAAACAACGTAGATCAAACAATAGGAACGGCTTTTTAATAATGGAACCAATAATTAGAGGAGCTGTAGCACCCGCAGGATTTTTTGCTTGTATGGAATTACAAAATATCAACTCAGTTGTTAGTTTGTGGGTGGGAGTAGCCACTATAGCGTTTCTCGGACTTTCTATTTATAAAATAATTAAGGAGCTTAGAGATAAATGACCACTGAACTTATAGCTATGTTAGGGGGAGGAGCCTCTGGTTTTATTTTTAAACTGATTGGACAGCTTGTCGCTAATCAGCAAGGTACTGTTGATGCTATGCTTAAGAAGCAAGCCGCAGCCGACGAAAGCCACCAAAAAGCCGCTACAAGAGGTGGCGAATGGGTTAGACGGGTCATAGTATGCACTGTATTGTTTGCGGTCGTTATAGCCCCATTTATATTGGCTCACAGCCCAGAAGGAGTCACAGTAGGACAAGAAACAAAAGGTTTCTTTGGATTATTTGGAGGTGTTAAGTATCAGACTCTTAATGGCTACTTAATCTTACCAGAAGTTCGTCAAACAGTTTTGGCTATCGTTGGATTTTATTTTGGGTCATCAACCATTAAATGAATGAATTTTTACAAGTCATATCAGCCCTTACTCCAGTCCTAATTGCAGTTATTACTCTAATAATTGTATTAGCTAGAATGCACTACAACCTTGAATCCTTATCAGAAAAAGTAAAAGTCCTATTTGATTTTCATAATAAACGTAAAAAATAACTATGAAATGTTGCATTTGCAAAACTAAAGACAGTCTTGTCGCTAAGATAAAATTAACCCTATCCAAGATTGTTTCTTGGATTCAATCTAAAATATAAAATACTATGCCATACGGAAAAGGAACATACGGCAACCAAGTAGGTCGCCCACCTAAAAAGAAGAAAGTAGTTCGTTCTTTAAAACCTAAAAAATAATGAGAAAAGAACATAAGAGCAAAACTGGAGGATTAACAAAGAAGGGACGTGCTTACTTTAAACGTAAGGACGGTTCTAATTTGAAAGCTCCAGTTACAGGGAAGGTGAAGCGGGGCTCAAAAGCAGCTAAGCGTCGCCGTTCTTTTTGTGCTCGTATGTCTGGAGTCAAGGGTCCAATGAAAGATTCTAAAGGAAGACCAACTCGCAAAGCGTTGGCTCTTCGCAAATGGAAATGTTAAAACATGTCTGAATTCCCACTTTCACTTACAGCTACGGAAATTGATGCTGCTTTAGGAAAAGCACATGCTCCTGATACGACTTTAACGGGGACGTTAGGTAGTGACCCATCGTTAGCTACAGCAGGTGCTATAAGAACAGCGTTAGATAATCTGCCAATTTTAACAGCAGACACAGCTACTACTGGAATTACAGATTCAGAGTCTCATGGTCCAACTAGTGCTGGTTTATTAAATTATCTCAATCTTGTTTACCCAAGTCAGATATTAAATGATGTAAGTATAACTGCAACTTTTGCAGGAAAAAATAGTTATCGAAGAAATAATGGGCTTTATTTAGGAGCCATTACTGGAGCTTCTAATCCTCTTGTAGGAGATATTGCATCTAACACTAGTTCTACTAATACAGAATTTTCTGTAACTCTTAAAGAAGGGGGTGTTTATGATTTTTATCTTACATTTGCCTTAAATGGAGATAATTTTACGCAGTTTAGGAAAGGTAGCAAAGTTATTATTGATACTCCTAATGCTACTTCATCAATTATTGTAATGAGATCTGAAAAGTTTGTTAGTGATGTAGACCAAACAGTAAATTTTGAGATATTTCAAAATGCTACCCAGTCATATTATAGTGCTTACATTTCAACAGGATCACTAGCAAAAGAACTTACAATTACCAGATATGGGGCTGGGAGTGTAGATACTCTTTAATATATTATGGCAAATTATATATTAGATAATAACGCTGCAGACATTAATACTGCTATTGGTAAAGTGTTAAGCCCTGATACAACTTTAACAGGGACAGACAATAGCGATCCATCGTTAATAACAGCTGGTGCAGTTAAAACATATGTTGACTCACAAGTAGGTGATTTTGCTGGCAAAACTGTAACTACAGAAAGCACGGGTATAAATAACACTGACAACGAAACTAGTATTCCAACAAGTGCGGCTGTTAAAGATTTTGTAGATACTAATATATCTTCTTTGTCTACAACCCCTAATAATCGTCTAATAATAAAAGTAATGCCAGTTGAGGCTAATCAAGACTTTGTTGCTAATTACGATATTCCTGATGGATATAAAGCTACTGAGTTGCAAATATATGCAAGTAGCGGACATAATACTACAGTAAGTGTAAGTGAAGGAAATTTAACTAATGGTTCACTTACAACAAAAGCATCATCTACTACACAAGGTAGTCGTACAATGAGTTTTAGTAGTGATGTAACATCTACTTCTACAAATTACTTACGCGTAGGTGTCTATCCTCGATACAATATGCAATTTTATGGAGGATATATTACTCTTGTTGCAGTTTAACGATAAGCTTCACCGTCAATAATGCGGTAGTTGTTAACATCAAACTTTTTACCCTTGTGGGTAATCTCAGCAAAGCCTAAGTTCCATTGGTTCACGGGCATATAGTCAGGTTCAAGATCGCAAAGACAGCCAACTGACCAACAAGCTACAGTGTTGCTGTCCATTGATTTAACAGAGTGTTGACTGCTTTTATGTTTATGACCAGCGATGGTGCATACTCCAGTCTTTACTTGCAGAGTGCGAGCAAAGTTTACTGGGTCAAAGGTATTAAAGAACTCGTGTCCGTGTAGTATCCACAGACCACCTGCTTTGGTAAGTTGGCGACCGCCAATCTCTTGGATGTCTAGGTCTTCAAACCTTAATAGCTTTTCCATTTTGAAGTCAGGTACTCCACAAAGCTCAGGAGCCTTACGCCATAAGAACTTTTCCCAGCGTTCTTCGTGGTTGCCAATTTTAAAGTATATATTGGCTACTGGAAACCGTTCACGCAGGTGCATAAGAAACTGTCTAGCAGCTTGCAGCTCTCCCGCTAGGTCTCGGTGGTTGGGGTCAGTGTCCCAACGGCTGGTAGCGTAGAAGTCTACAGTGTCTCCGTTGAGTATAATATTGTCAGCGTCGTGCCCATGTTCCAATGCACATTCTAAAGCTTCAACGTCGTGGTAAGGTAGGTGTATGTCTGACAGCAGTAAGGTCTTACCATCTGGTATGCGTACAATTCGTTTCTTAGGAGTTAACGACTTAGGAATTTTGTACTCACCCGCTTTGCCGTTTGGTTTAAAAAGGTTTGATTCTTTTTCTCTAAATTCTCTGTTGTGTTTGCCTTGGTTGCCCCGAACATATCGAACACTGGATCTAGCTGCGTCTAAAGATGTGAACAGGTTGGGGTTTTCTTTTAGAACTAACGAAGCAAGGGTTCTATTTCCGTGCTCGGGGAACTTTTCTACATACTTCCTTACTACGTCTGATTTTTTCATAGTTTGTTTGTGGTTTAAAAGTCAAGGATTTTTGCAATTTCGTCTTGGACGTGTTCTGGTAGTGAATCCCAATTTGAAAGGATAGCGTCTTTTAGTTGTTCGTTTGTGTTTTTCATAATTAGGTTATTTGATAATTTCGATTAAGTCATCTAACACCATGCTAGATAATTCTTTTTTTTGTTTAAGTCTTTTAAGAATGGCATCGTCTAATGTATTAGGAACGACAAGGTCGATGTATGTACATTTGTTATCCTGACCTATTCGGTGTATTCTGTCTTGGCTTTGCAACCTAGTTTCTAAGCTGTAATTGTTTGAGTAATAGACCATTGTGGATGCACGGTGCAATGTCAACCCCTTAGCTGCAGCTGATGTGCCTATGAAAAACTGAGCTCTACCGCTTTGAAACTTCCTAATTGCATCAGACCGTTGATTAAGCGGTGTGTCCCCGCTGTATACAACGACGCTGTCTTCTCCGTATTTCTCGGTCAATGCTTCATGCAACTGACGAACGTTTTCTTTGTATGCACAGAATATGACTAGAGGACTGCTAGTTTCAGCAATCTGAAGTAACATCTTTACTCTATTATTTTTGAGCGAAACAGCCTCACCCTCATCGGTAGTAACAAACCCTGTAAGAATTTGATGCAATTTAACCAACTGGGTGAGAGCCATTGTCGCTGTGACTATGTTTCCTGTTTCGAACTCTATAATACATTCGTCCTTCATTCTTTGATACAATCGTTCTTGCTGTGGTTCTAGCTCAACAGAGACCGTTGAGAATGTTTTGTCAGGCAAATCTAAGCAGTCTTTTTTCTCTAACCTAAGGCTAAAGGGTTCTAACAGCTTTGTTAGCTCTTCTACATTTTGGTAGCCAATAATCTTTTTAAAAGACCGTTGACCCATTGTCATTGTGGTTTCTATGGCAAATTTGTGTTTAAAAGCTGTATACGTATTGTAAGGCAACGCTGTTTTGTTTAAGAATCTACATTGGCTAAACAGATCCAAAGGTCCTTGCGTAATTGGAGTGCCATTGAGTAACCATCTTTTATGGCACATTTCTGCTAGCTTTAGCACAGCTCGTGTTTGTTGTGCTTTAGGGTTTTTTATACAAGTAGACTCATCAATAACAAACTGTTTGTTTCTACTAAACCAAGAACTAAGGAAATCTTGCACTAGACTATAACCGTTTTTTGTTCTAAGTGCTTCTACGTTAATGAGTAAGAACCTGTATTTAGCATCAGACTTTAAAAACTGATTTAAATCTCTTTTGCGAGTTTTACTAGTTGGCATCCCCCGCCAAGTATACACTTCACAAGTATGTGGAAAGTGTTTGGGTATTTCTAGAGCTTCCCAGTTAAAGTGTAGACCGTTGGGTGCGGCTATAACTATGTCCTCAGAATCATTGTTACCGAGTATATCTAACATAATTTTAGTTTTACCCGTGCCCATTTCGCAAAACAAAGCTCCGTAGGGTTTATCTACGAAGCGTTCTACTGCTGCTTTCTGGTGTTCAAATGGTTTTGTTTTATATAACATTGTTCTTAAATACTGGAATCTTAAAGTGCCTACGCCAGTTGTGATATGTGTTTGGATGTATATTAAATATTTTACACGCTTCTGTTACGGTTTTTCCCTCGGCTCTATATTTGTGTATATGTTGAATAATTAATATTTTTTCATTGTTTGTTAAAAAAAGATCTGTAGGAGACTTTTGTTTTTTTAAAGCTTTCTCAATTTTATCATTCTTTTCTACTTCTTCAGCGAGCCGACGTTCTGCCCACCGCATAAAGTTACTTACGCTTCCTGCAGCTGTTTCATATGTTTCTGGATCCATGCTACTGTTTAGTCTTTATAACAACTGTTACTTCTGTTGAGCTGTCTGATTGTTCAGAGTTACAGATAACATTTTCAATGTTTGTATCTGCATCTCCTCCGTGCTCATTAGCAAGGTCAAGCAGCTCATTTAAAAGTTCTTCTAGTTTCATGGCATTTCGTAAAATCTTGAAGTTACGGGGTGGTGCACATAAAGATGTTCTTTTGCCCGAGTGACTGCAACATAAAAAACACGATGCTCGTTGTCAGGGTCTTTAGCAAAACCCTTACTTGTCATCTCCACCATATCGGGTAATATAACTACATTGTCTGCTTCTCTACCTTTTACACTATGAATTGTGTTAATTTCTACGTTGCCTCCGTTGGTTAAAGTTCCTTGTTCTTCTGCTTTCTTTAGTATTTCTCTAGCGGTGTCTGAAAGCTTAAACACTTTGTCCCAAGAAACAGTGGTTCGTAGACCATAATTAGTGGATAATTCGTGTTTATCAAACATGTCTAAGTCGTGCATAGAATCCATAAGTTTCTTAGAACCACGGGCTACTGCTACTCCAGAGGGCAGATACTCTCTATACAACACTTTTAAGTCTCTTACATAGAGTTTAAATCCTTGTCGGAGTTGTTCCCACAGTTTAATCATTCTAATTGTGTTAGCATTAAACAGTGAGCACTCACCGCCAGATACAAACAACTGGCGTTGTTTTACCAACAAGTTTTCAAAGTATGGCAGGAATGCTCTGTTTCTACACAATAAAAACCATGAGCCTTGTGAAAAGTCTAGGTCTGTTAGAGTTTTAATTTTTGAAACACAACCACCTTTGTTATCTGTGCTAATAGTGTAGTCTTGTTTTTCTGTAATCTTTTTAGCAATTTGTTCAGAGTATTCTAGTATCTTAGAAGGTAACCTGTAACTCTTATTTAGAATGATTCTAAATCCTTCTTTATTGATTAATGATGCAGGGTCACCGCCTGAGAACTTGTAAATGCTTTGTTTGTCATCACCAGCAATATATAGCTGTTTAACTTTTTTACTAAGATGGTCTACTACTTTCCATTGTAATGGAGACAGGTCTTGAGCTTCATCTACAAACAAGTAATCAAGGTTAAGTTGAACATCTAAATCAACAAACTTTTCTAGTTGATCAGTAAAGTCATAAACATCAGTTTGGTCTTTAAACTTTTTGTAAAATTTAGAAAACTCGTCTAGTTCTTCAACAGATACTTCGTTACTAGGAGTTGCTAATAAAACTTCTTTAGAAGACATTAGCATGTTACGCATAAGTCCGTTGTAATATAATATTCTATCTCCAATGCCTGTTGAAAAACTGCTGCCATCTTTTTTAGAGACGGCAGCAGCTCCCGTGAACTTAAAAGAACTAAGCTTACTGAAGGCTTGATAATCCTTCCAGTTCATGATTCTTTTATTTGGTATGCGTCGATAACAAAGAGCGTGCAATGTGCTAAAAGCTTCAAACTCTTTGGGTTCGTAGTCAGGATATTTTAATAAAGCTCTGTCAATAGCTTCTTGAGCACCTGCTTTGGTAAAGGTAGTAAAACCAATTTTACGTGGGCTAGTTTCTTGTAAGCACTCGCCTAGAAGATTCATAAGCGTAGTGGTCTTACCTGTTCCTGCGCTGGCAACATATATTTTGGTTTTATTCTTCATAGTCTAATACATCTTTTACCTTCTCCCAGTATTTTTTAGTGCTTTCTTTTTTCCACCCATTGGGTCCACCATTATGTATTCTTGCAATATCTTCAGATGTAACTGCTCTACCTAATCTTTCGGGCGTTGCATAACGATCCATGTAAGCGTTAAAAATCATACGAGACTTTTGGTAGCTATAAGCATCCTCTATAGTCCAGTCTTCGTTTGCGTGTTCAGCAGCGTCTTGAATATAAGCTTTGGTTAGTTGGAAACAGCCGTGAGCATTACCGTTGTCGCCTATTGCGTTAATATCTGCGTTGCTTTCGACTAGCATAATTGCTAGTATTAGTTGTGATGTTGTCATTAGTAGTTGTTGTGTTCTATTAAGTCAGGATACGTTGTAACATTGTTAACATTTAACATATTCTGGTGAATACGCCAGCATCTAGTATTTACACTGTCAAGCTGGACTCGGTCAGGCTCTGCTTTTAATACTTTCTTTAACACAGAAAGTATTTTGTTTGAAGGCAGATCTTTAAATCGTTGTTGTTCAAGATGGTCTCTAAGATGCGACATACGAAATAAGTAGTTACCATCTGACCTTTTAATGGGTCCGTTCTTAATGTGGTGAGCTTCTTCTACAGCAGAGTCACAGAAACCTGATACAAGTTCTATTAGCTGACCTACAGGTGTCATTTCAAAAGGAATGTCTATTTGTGTGCAGTTTTTAAGAAGTAAGTTTTGTTGTTTAATCCAATCTTCTTGCTTGATTGGCGGGAATTTGTAAAGCAGTCGTTCCATTACTTTTTGATTAAACAAATTAAAATTATCAAACTCTGCAGTGCTGAGCTGTAGCTCAGTGTCGTCTAGTGTTAGATACCAAAGAGGCGGGTCACTTTTTAGTTGAACAAGTGAACGATTGTTTGGCATAAAGTCCTCTCCTCCAATACCATACTTGGTCATACCACATGCTTTTGCATCGCAGAAACGACACAGTGGTTCTTGGGCACATTGATATTTGTAGTCTTTTTTACTGTATGAAGTTATGATTGCATCTACTTCTCGGTCATTGAGAGGCTCAGAAAACATCCTGTTATACTTGTGTATAAGTTGTTTCCATTCGCTAGGGTTAGACTTTTTAAGATAAACAGCTACGTTAGCTAGAGTAATGTTTCTACTTTCGCTTGCCTGAGTTCGTTCGCTAAATATGTAATTTAGGCATGGTGGTCCGTCGGGGAATGTTTCAGATGAACTGCTAGGGACTTTAAGGCTGTGAAATGCCTCAGAGGTCATACGATTAGCTGTAGCTGCGTCTATAAACTCTTTAGGGTCAAGAGCCTCACCTTTGTTGTTAAAGGCATATTGAAGCGTAGGGTTACCACTATAAGGCATGTTGAGCCAGTTACCATACTTAGAGTCGTCTTTGCGACTGCCAATCTTTGGTTGCTTAGGGTATATTTCTGATACACCTTGACCAAAGAACGCACTAAAAGCTTTAAGCTTGTCAATCATGTCCTTAGCAGCTACGGGTTCGCTTAAGAACAAGTATACGTGTGCACCGCCTGACTTAGATCTGCACACTATAAAAGGTAGCTCGTTTTCTGCTACCTTTTGATTTAATTTTTCAAGGGTATCTTCTTTCTGATATACATCTACGTCTAATGCTCCCCATAATACAGAGCTGTCTTCTTGTAGTGGTGTGCAACCTATACGTTTTTTACCTTGGATATGTTCTTCCCATAAACTTACAGTTACTCCGCTTTTTACTAAGAAAGATTTTGAATCACACTTGCCGTCTCGGTCACGAAACTTACCTGTTAGTTTAGTTTCTCCGTGGACATTTGGATTGCATGTAAACAATTCCATAAAGCTAGTAGCTAGCTCAGTTAGTGTAGTGTCGTTGCTCATATGGGATAAAGGAGCCCAGCCCCTGTTGCAAGGGCTGGGCTACAGTTAATTAGAATATATCTTCGTCAGTAGTCAAAGCTGGTGCTTTTTCTTCCTTGGGGCTCTGTAGCAGAGGAGTGTCTGCAGCTTTGCCTGAGGTAGCAGCAGCTAACTCAAGAAGATCTTCATCGGCTTCGAAGTCAAGAACTGTTGGACTCTTGATGTCGAAATTCCAATAATCGTCGTTATTCTTGCTAGTTTCCATGACGGTCGCTAGTTGCCATTTCTGTGCAAACAGAGGCGGGACAATGCTAGGATTGTCAGTGTAACGGAAACGATTAATGTCAGATGTAAGCTTACGAGAAACTTTCAACTGAGACGATGTGAAAGGAATCATTGCTTCTTCCCATGCACCGTTTACATTAATAAGAACAAACCAGTAGCTAGTATAGCGTAGTTCGTTGTCTCCGAGCCATTCATCGTATTGACGCTCACGACCCTTTTCGTAGAGGGGATTACCAACAACAGATAGAGGGTGACTTCCTACGAAGCCCCCGCCTTTGTTGCGAGGAATCCACTCAGTATACATTGCAGTAGTATACACAGGGATCATTTCTACTGGGTTGTCCAGTATTTCTTTTGTCTTAGCGAAGAACAGGTCTCCAGCTTTTGAGCCTTCGACATACTCGTCTTTGTTTGGCTTGAGCTGTGGGCTCAAGTCTTGCAGGATGCGGATGAAAGGCATTGCTGAACCTTCATCAAGGTTCTCAGTGCCCATTCCCGCTACTTTTGTTATATCATATGCCATGATTATTATTCTTTGTTTCTTAGGTTACTTTTGCTCGCTTACCTTGGTAGATACCAAAGGCTTCACGAGGTAGAGATTCTGCCAGCTCTGGGTTATCCAGAGCGTCGCGACAGAAAGACTTGAGAGTAGCGTGGTGTATTGTTGACTTACAACTTGCCTCCACACCCATCTCCTGAAGGGTTTCTAGTATCTGAGATACAAGCTGGTCATTACCTCTGTCAAGATTAGCTTTCACTTCATTCTTGATAATAGAGGAGTTGTTTGTGTCTCGTAACCAGCTGTAAGCAGCAGTTTCATCTTTGATACGAGCATCAACAAATGAGTTAATTACAATCTGCTTACCATTTGTAAGTCTTAGAGAATCAATGCCCAGTGTTTCTAACATTGAGGGCAGGTGTTCTTCTGCTACTTTTTTTCTTGAGCCTTTTAAGGCTGACAGATTTTCTTCTGCTTCAGCTATTTGGGCTTCCAAACTAACTAAGGTGTCACTTAGTTCTATAACAGCAGCCATGTCAGCTGGTCGCTGTGAGGTTGTCTCTTCTTCAGAGAACAGTTCTTGATTGTCAATGGCTTCTTGAGCCTCAACTAGTAGTGGATCTTCATTCATAATTCTTTGTTTACAATATCTCCTATTCTAGCATAACCAGCTATGTCAACCCAGTTATCTTTTTTATTTGAGTGCATTTGTCTAGTTATTTTTAAAGCAATCATAGCTAAAGCTACTTGATTGGGTGTAATATCGGTTTCAAAGATAACAGACCACATAGTGGCTACTCTGTCTAATTCGACAGTGCAGTCTCCATATTCACTGTGTCTGTCACCAGTGGTTAATTTTAAAGCTGTTTTTAATATGTCCATATGGTTAACACCAAGTTGGTCCAAGGTCGATGTCAGCGACTACAGGGACTTTTAAGTTGATTGCTTCCTCCATGATTTTACCAAGCTTTTTAGCTTCTGCTTCGTCGGTAACCATAGCATTGATCTCATCGTGCACAGGCAGTCGAAGATCCAGCCCAGCGTCATGAGCAAGCACCATAGCAAGTTTCGTTTGATCAGCAGCAGAGCCTTGAATAAGTCTGTTAAGCCCTTTGCTAACGAATGCTCTTTGGAGATTTTTAATTTGGTCTTTATATTTTGTAGTTGCATTGTTGTATCCTTTTACTGGTTTATCGTCGTAACTAGGCATCCAGAAATCAAAGTGAGCCTTTCTGCCTAGTATAGTTTTAATTTCTCCTTTTTGTTTAGCTCGCAACATAACGTTGTCGAACAGAATACGGAGAAAAGGTGCTTTAGCATTAAATTTTTCAGTTACTAACTTACATTCTTCCTCTCCAATATCTAACTGTGTTGCCATTCTTTTATTTCCCATTCCGTATGAGATGCCAAGACAAAGCATTTTACAGGTGTCATAAGGTAACCCTGTTTCTTTTTCAAAGAATGTGTATAACTTTTCTCCTTTTTTAAAAGCTGCTAATGCTTCTTCTGCTTTGGGTAAAGGTTTGCCTGTGTGTATGTCTCCTAACAAAGCGTAATGCACTTGTAGTCGAGGCTCTTGAGAGCTATAGTCTGCTTTACACCATAGCATATCTGGTTCAGCAATATACAGGGAGCGTATCTTCTTGCCTATAGCACTTCTTTTTGGAACTTGTTGCATGTTGGGGTTGCTAGAAGACAACCGACCGCTTCGTGTTCCACCTTGTTCTGACGCAGTTTGTTTAAAGTCTGCGTGTATACGACCATTGTAATTCTGCCCGAGTATAATATCTTCAATAAATACTTTTCGTAACCTGTTAATACTACGTAGTTCGTGTATATTTGCTAAAGTTGAGTTTTCAGTAGTTTGCAAAAAGAATTTGTCTACTGAGTAGTTACCTTTTTCAGTTCGCGGAACTTTAACTCCTAGTGTAGTCTCACAATAATGTCCGAGTTGTTGAGGAGACCAGATGTCTAAGCTACCAAATTGGGAACTTAGTTCTTTTTCTCGTTGCTTTAGAGTGTCATTGTATTCTTCTGCTGCTGGTATATTTACTGGGACACCTTTAAGTGTCATACTAAGAAGAACTTTAGTTACCTTACATTCTAGTTCCCATATTTGGGTTAAGTTTTCTTTTACAAGTATTGGCTTTTGTTCTTGATACACATCCCAAGTGTTACGTGCGTCAATCTCTGCGTAAGTGCCTACGTGTCGTGCTCCTAGTTTCCACAAACCGCCTTTGGGGTCTACTCCGTAAGCTTCGGCTGCTTTCTTAAGATGCTCTTCGTCTTTAGGTCGATCAAGGTATTTTAGTGATAAGCTGTTTAACGAGTAGCTAAATTGCTCTTCGTCGATTAAGGCTTCAGCAACTTGTACATCTCGGACTGTGCATCCAATAGAGATTCCAAGCGTGTGTAGCCAGCCCATATCATATAAAGCGTTAGCAAAGATAATAGAATTAGCATTGTTGATTTGATTTTGAACATAAGGTATTATGATTTTTTTAGGTAGGTTGTCCCCGCCTTGGTGGGCGAAGGGTAAATACATTGTGTGGTTTTTATCTGCAATAGCTATACCTACTACAAAGCCTTCATTGCGTTTGTAACTGGGTCCTGTTTCTTTTAGATACGGATCGTAAGTTTCAAGGTCAATGGCTATTTCTCCTGACAGTTCAGGTAACTCGGCGGGTGCTTTCCAAAAAGAACTAGGCTCCCATGCTGGGGGTAGATTTTTTGCTGGTCGCTCGCTTCTTGGTATAGTTAGTAGTTCTTGTTGCATGTTGTAAATTGGCTGGCTAGCATAAATGCTAACCAGTTATCTAGGATGGAATCTCTCGGATTCAACCTCCCGCGGGGGATTCACTGTATTCGCCTAGTCTACGCAGTTTGAAGATGCAGCGCAGAGTCGCATCTTAGAGCTTGGAATCGGACCTGAGGAATTACACGGCGAACGCCATGCTTTGCCTGAGGCGGGAAACGCACTGTCTAAATTTTTAATGTGTCAAACAAATTGTATATTCCTTCTTGAGTTAGTGGGTATTCTACTGGTTCTTGGTCTACCACGAAGTGCACCAGTCTTTTAGTTTTCGGATAAGCACATAAAACGCAAAGCTCAAGTGTTTCATTAGATTCGACCAGTTTTTGGATACGCTTGTGCCAAGCTTTTTGCATTGGGCGAAGATTTTTTGTTTCATATTTTAACTCAAGCAGAAGTGTTTTGTTGTTAGTAAGCATAAGCACATCGGGAACACCACTAGATGTGGTGGTCTCGATGCGCTGAAACAGCACTGAACTTTGGGTATATTTATATGCTAATTTACGAACCCAAGTTGAGAATGCTGCTTCATTTTTCATAGAAAAGTAGATGGAGGTATGTCTGCCTCAATCTCTGCAATTTCTTTGAGAGCTTTTACAAGCTGATCTTTTTCAATTGCGTAGTTAGAAAAACTCTCGTCAAAGTAGTTGTCAAGAAGTTCTGTAAATTCTAAGCCTTCTTTTGTGCACAGATAAACTTCGTCTTCTAACATCTGAATATATTTTTTGATGTTGTCAGGTCTGGATAATGTATTTGCGTTTGTTGTGCCTAAGTAGTCAGTTTGAAGTGCTAGAACGTCTGGCTCTGTAAACAATTCGTCAACAGTAGCTTCTGCTATGTCTTGATAACTGAAGTAATAATCATCGTCTACTGTGTCTTCGACGTTTTTTTTATCAGTATACCATCCACTTTCGTGGTCAAATTGCATTTGACTTTGGTAATTGTTTCTAGTGTAGCCTGTGTGACTAGCACCATAACCTAGTCCAAGACTAGAACTTTTGTAACTGGTTGTAACTGGTTTTTCTACTTTAGCGTAGTGCTTGGAGAACTGTTTTTCTCGTTTAGTGTAGTTCTTAGACGCAGAGCAAATGCTGAGGTCGTGAAGGGTATCAAAAGCTTGCTTTATTGTATTTATTTGGTACGAGCTTTGCAAGCTTTCGAAACACTTCTGTAACTTAGGATCTGCTTGGATTACGGACGATGCTTCCACATCGCCGTGAGCTTTTCCAATCGTAAGTCTTACATGGACATCTAAGTCAAATGGTTTGTTTAGATGACCAATAGTGAAGTGTAAACCTTCACGCCCCAGCTCGTCTGCGTGGTCCGTTCCTGACTGAAATGCAGAACTACTACAATGGTGATGCACAGTCCCAAACATTGTGTCAGGAAAATTCTTGCGTTCTTTTTCAAAGAACTCTGATTCTGGGTTGGACTTGACGGTCATGCCATTGGTTATCTGGGGTGGTATCCAGAACGACCAACGGTTCTCGTCTTCTTTTTTGTTTAAATCGTAATAAAGAAACACGAGTGTTTCTGATTTAAATTTTTCATAACTCAGGACGCACCAGTCTGTGATGTCTTGCCACATCTTGTAAGGTATGGCTTGACCTTTCCATTCGGGAGCTACTGATTTTGTTACAGGAACTTTGCATTTAGTGTATGTTGTATACAGGTTGTTGCTAGATACTTCATAGACAGCATCGTCGTGGATTGCGTATTTTTTATCACTCATTATGCACAGTCAGCTAAGGTTATAGTTTCCATACGAGAGAATGTAGATTGAAACTCGATGGGATTGAATGTGTCGGATGTGTTGCCGTAGCCTTCACAGAACCATGCCCAGACTAAGTAGTTTGCAAATGATGCTGCAACTTGATTAGCAATTGCAAGCTGTGGTGTAGACTCAAGTGCTTCACCTTGACAGCGGATTGGAGAACCTTCGTTAGATTCTTCAATCTCAGGGTAGCGAACATACGGGTCAATCTTCTGGTATTCCAAAGCATACTGTTTGTCATAGAAGAACGCTTGGCTGGTAGAAAACTCGTTAGCTGCGATAATCAACGGCTTGTTCATCTCGTTGGCAGCGTAGATTGCTGCACGTCGAGCTGGGTGATTGTCGGCTGCACAAATGATAACGTCACAATTTTTACCGAAGTAAAGACGATACTCTGTGTCGAGCAAGTCTTCTTCAAAGTATGAAGTTACAGCGACTGCCTCTGATTTGCGGAACACGTTAGCTTTGAGCAACGCATCTGCTTTGTATTTGCCGATGTCACTGTTACGAAACAGTTGACGGTCGAGGTTGTGAGTTTCTAGCTTGTCTGCGTCGAACAATACGACATTGAGATCAAAGCTACGTTTGAGTGCGGGTAACAGGTAGCTTGTTACACCACCTGCACCGATGATTGTTGCGTTTAGTTTTTGTTTCATGGTTACCTGTTTCTGGATCCTTCGTCCATTGCTTTCAGTTTGTTGAATATTCTTTTGTTACCAAGAGGAACATCTTGTTCCATGTAATGTTTAATGTATCTAAGGATTGCTCCACGTTTTCTACCACAATCGTGATAAGACTTTGCTACAATTTTTAGCAGAACACGAAGCTCTGCTGGACTCAAGCCATGCTCTATGTTGTATGTATCTAGCACTTGACTAGAAGTTTGCTCGATATTTCTAATTGTAGATGATCGTATAGCATCTGTTCTTCCTCGGTATGGAGAATGGTAATGGTAACCGTGGTTTGTTTGAAACACAGAGTGACCATTGTTTAGTATGCTTAGTGGTGTTATTTCTTCCATAATATTGATGTAAAGTCTAGAATGACTGATTTAGTTATTGGAAAGAAGAAGCCACGTTCTTTTGTAGCATACGGATCACCGATTGGAGATCCTTCTCTGTCTGGAAGAAGTAAGCATTGAGCCTCTGAATCATACATTAGATAAGCTCTTACAAAGTCTTCTCTGGGATACAGGTCTGTGTTAGCTGGAGAACTAAACAATTCAATAAGCACATTACGCACAATTTCGTGAGTGCTTACCGATGAGTCCATGTCAAACCTGCCGTAAGAATCACCAGTGCAAATTTTGCCTGTGTCATATATGTTTGGTAAGTCCATTGAAACAGGTTCCTTTGTGTCTTTGTTTACAGCAAACAAAGTTGGATAGCTTATTGTTCGATCACCCATTATTCCGTTTGCATAGTTAGAATCGTTAATAATAAAATGTATATACATTTGATGGCGATCACTGTAAAAACGAGGAGTATATTTAGGTATAATCCTGTTGGTAAAATCCCTAGTATACTGGTTTGGAGTGAGTTGATACTCATACACAGGATTAGTGTCGGGAATATTGTAGTTGATGTTTACTTTAGTTAGATCAGCTTTAGGAAACGTAAACGCATAGATAGGAACAAATATGTGTTTTTTACTGTAATCACTGTTGTAGTAACCTTCGTAGTAGCAACTAGATAGAGGGACTGAACTTCTGTCTCGCATTGGATCGTTAATTTCCAATCGGTTAACACATTGATTTAGATTCATGGTTTCTTCAAACTGGCAGTTCTCTACCAAGTTTCGCTGATTTGTTATTGGAGTAGTGATTATCTCTCTACTGTAGAAAACGCCATCGCTTGCTAAGATGTATTGCTTTTCAAACGGCAACGGAGTTGTGTGTTCGTATGTTTTTGGTTCTGGCATTGGATCTGTGGTTCTATGGATAAAAGATTGCCTTGTTGCCTAAACGAGAAACTCATAGAAGTAAGAAATCGTCTAGGCAACAAGGACTTGTTCCAGTTAAGCTTTGCTGGAGGCTTGTTTTTCTAGTGTTACAGTCTCACCACTAAAATCACTTACAAATGAATTGGGAGAGAGCTGTGTGCCACCTGATAAAGCGACACAGCCCTCTGGCGCGTTAAGAGCACCTAGGAGACTGCGGTCGCTGAGAAGATCACTAACTGTAGTTTCGTTGTCGAAGTCACGAGTGATCGTGTTAGTTACGCCGTAGCGGATTGTTACTGCCATACTTTATGTTGGTTTCGGTTGTTCTTGTTGATTGCTGAAGAACAGCAATTATTTGTTTTTGAAGCTTGTAATTCTCAAGTTTCAAATACCTCATCTCCTCATCTTGTTTGATAAGTAGATTGATTAAATTTTTATTAGATAATTTTTTGCTTGATTTGTTTGGAGTCATGCTAAATAGTGTAGTCACAACGTTAGTTGTGTTGTGTTTCTGTTGTTCATATGGGAACATCCGTCAGAGCAATCTGACGGATGTTCTTTATGAATAGTCAGTATGGTTCCTTGATCTTCTTCTGATTCTAAAGCTTTGTCTCATTATTGCAGATGCAACAAGCTCAAGAACGACAGGAACAGCGACACGGACTATTGTTTTTGTTATCTTCGCCATTACCATAGAAATATATGGTGAATAGCTGTTTATCACTATGGAAAGAAATTATAGAAAAGAATATGATAATTACCACTCATCCCCTCTCCAAAAGAAGCGGAGAGCTGGAAGGAACACGGCTCGGAGTCGCGTGAAGCGTAAATTGGGTTCTTCTGCGGTAGCTGGTAAAGATGTTGATCATAAGGACAGAAATCCAAACAACAACTCTCCAAAGAATTTGAGAGTTCAGAGCAAGAAAAGAAATCGTTCACGCAACTCGTGAT